TCTATTTCTTAATTCAGGGTGAGAACTCCACCACTTATATCTACATTTTTCGGAGCAAAATTCTTTTTGTCGATGTCCAGGAGTTTGTTTCATTGTCATGCCACAGCATTTACAAGTCCCAGAACTTTCTTTTTTTATTTCTTCTCTTCTAATGGTTGTTTTAACCGTTCCAAGAGATACCCCTGTTTCTCTTGAAATAGCCTTATAACCTAGTCCTTTTCCTTTTAATTTAATAATTGTTTCTTTGAGTTCTTGAGTCATGTTTATCTCTCCTTTCATATTACAAATGGGGAAGAAAGTACCTAACTGCCAAAAAACTCAAAAATAATTATTTTAGGCATAAAAAAAGAGCCCCTAGACTTAGTCTAGAGGCACTAGTTCTTATTGGTTCTTCAATACATCAATAGTTGATTCAATTTGATTTGTTAGCCAATTATCGAAATTACCATAGTTCGTTTCTATGTATTTCTTTAAGTCATCATTGATTTGACTAATCACTATATCTTTAGCCTTATTCAAAGCAATGAGCTGTGCATCTTTATTAAAGTTTCCTTCTTCTTTTAATGCACCAACATAGGTTTGAAACACGCATCGTACTGCATTAGTAACAATATTAGTTGCTAGTGTTAAAAGTTCCGATGCTTTTGCATTCTTTGTTTTAGTTTGAATAAGTTTGATAAGTTCAGTACCACCCCAGGTAATAAGTGGAATAATAACTGAAGTAATGATAATGCTTAAAACATTAATTAAAATTTCATTCATTAGTTGTTTCCTCCTTTAGTAATAACTTTATGAATATCTTTATTTTTAATATGGGCATCAAGTGTAGCTTCGACCTTTACCACTCTTTCAGACAAAGATGAATAATTAGCATCAAGTTTATCTATGGACTTTTCAATCCTATCGATACTTGATTTGATATATCCAACGTCTGAAATCAAGACACCTTCGTTCTTACCTTCTTGTTTCCTATCTCCACGATCATTTCTTTTAAATGCTAAATAAGCAAACAAGATAGATGAGCAAGTTCCAACCACACTAATGATTGCTAGTACAATTTCAGTAACTGTCATGATAGTTCCTCCTCTGCATACTTTTTAAACTCTTCTAGGTAATTTCCAATCTTTGAAACATAGATTGATTTGCCTATTTCTTTATCAATGTTGTCCTTAAACAAGATGGCTTCATCCTTATAATCTTTTTCAATAGTTAAATCAAACTTGCCAGTCTTCTTATATGACTCCAATTGTCCCTTAATTCTTATAACGTGATAAAAGCGTTTAAGAGGGAGTTCGTTATCGATGTAAAGAAACATATAGTACTCATAAACATTGAGTAAAAAGTTCTTTAATACAGTAGTAATGTCAAAGTTGATAAATTCCTCAAATTCTCTTTGAAATCTTGGATTCTTATAAATAAGAGTGTCTTCAATTGAGTATTTATCATCGATGAAAATCCTATTGTATAGTGGCAATTCCTCATCCATTTTTTCTCTTTTCATTACATAGTCTTTTCCATAAATGAAAAGGTCATAATCACCACAAGGCGTATGAATAAACGAATCGAAATCATCTACGAATACATTGATATCTAAATCGGAGCATTCTTTATTGAACATGTCATATGCTAGTGATCCACCAATGTACATAAACATAATGGTTTTGTTTTCTAACAAAGCAGACACTTCTTTATGAATCTTCTCTACATCAATTAAAGATTTAATAACTTTTTTTCTTGTATATTTAATTTCCTCAATCATCTTCTGCATCCTCGAAACCTTCTACGTTTTCTTTTAACCAATTGTATGCAGCTGAATAAATGCTCCCATTTAAAAAGGATTCATAATCATCACTTGGAACAGTAATATCTACTGAATCAATTGGATCGAATCCTTCTTCTCTTTTTTCTTTAGAAACATATGATGCAACACATATGGTTATTTCTTTTATTAGTGCGTTAATAGAAACACAAGTAACTCTATGGTAAGACGCAACAACTCCATAGGACGAATTCAAATCAGCTTTAATTGCCATTATCTACTTCCTCCTGTGGTTGTTCCTCCACCACTTGATGAAGATGTGTTAATGCAAATTACTGAACTTGATGTTCTTATATAAACCTTGCCTGCACTGTAATCTACAGCCATCTCACCAATCTTTGTTAAATTTGATGTTGTTGGAGTTCTTGTTTCTCTTTTTATTTGGATAGTATTTGCCATTAGAAAGTACCTCCATCAATGTTAGAAGATGGAGTTAAAACCTTTGATTTATCAATGCCTAAATAAACTGATTTGATATTTGGATTGTAGCCAGAATTGACCGATTGAAAGATTTTCAAACCACCACTAATACATTCACTTGCTAATGAACTAGCACTACTAGATGAAGCTACAGCACTATTTGATGATCCATACTTCATATCGGTGTTGTACATATTTGCTAATTTACTCTTTTGAGCATCAGTCAAGTGAACATTGCTTGAAGTATGTGAATTGAATGAAGATGTAGAAACACCACCTAATTCACTTAAAGTAATAGTAACTGCACCTGTTTTTCCGTTAACTGATTGAACCTTATCTAATGGAGTTAGTAATTCTTGCCAGTGAGATAATGTAGATGCACCATCTTCTTTTAAGATAAATGATTTATTAACATCGGTTCTTACTGCAATATCACCAATTTGAGCACTCGATAAAGCCAACATGGCTGCTTGACTTGCTACGACATAAGTATCGGTAATTGCTATCTTTGGAATGATTGTTGATTTAAGCTTTCCATCACTATCAATAACAGGAACACACCCCGCTCCAGAACCAGCTGCGTACTTTGATGCACTCTTTAATCCTAAAGCAGCAATTGAGGCACTAACCTTTGAATCGGTATAAGATTTAGCACTAGCTGCATCTAAAAACTCAATATAGTCAGCTGCTGTAATTGAATTAGTTTTATCAGCTTTTGCGATGTAAAGATGTCCACCATTAAGGTCAATTAAAGGTTCGCCAGCTTTAATAGTTCCACTACCAATCAATGGACCTGTTCCTGATGTGGTTCTTCTTTTAATTTGTATTGTTGCCATTATTTATTCCTCCTAATAATGTAAATAGATTCCTTTAACTTTATGGCTTGATGAACCTGTAGTTATGTATACATAATTGCTTGAGCCATGAACATTTACTTGATAAGTATTATTCAAATAGGTGTAACTAAAAGTCTTGCCAGAAGTTTGTTTAATTAAATCCAAACTAACTGTTATACAGTTATTGCATATTTCAAAACTAATAATTCCACTTTTAGAACCATAAGTACTTGTTAAATTAAAGGTAAATCTAGAACCTGAAGTTGTCGATGGAGTAAACCATTTAGATTTCATTCCGTTTTGAATTGCTCCTATTTCGGTTTCAAGTTCAGTTTTTGTATTTGAGATTAGAGTGGTATCTAACTCGATATACTTAACTTTTGTAATTCCAATTGTTAATGAAGATGCAGTCTTGTAATATTCACAAAGGACTACATCATAAATTCCATCATCAACTGCTAAATCTTCCTGGGTTGGTGTTGGATAACTAGTAGAGGATCCTTCTAAATTAGTTAGTGTTGCTGTGTTAGCTGATGTATTGATTCTTAAAACAATAAGTCCATATTTGTTTGAATCTAAAGAAAGAGTGATTGAAGTATTATTTTCAACATATACTCTTCTTCCATAAGCTGAAACAAAGCCATCACTAAATATAATTTGGCTATTAGAAACTCTAGCAGTAATGTTGCCGCCTAGTCCTTTGAAGATTCCGTTTTGTTTATTTAATAAGAAATAATTAAAAAGTGCGTCATTCTTAGCTGAATTTAACGCACCATCAAATGTTAGTTTTTTAATACTCATCAGTATTCTCCTCCATCTACATCTGTTGCTACTGCACTCACCACTCGATTACTTGATCCTCCACCTTTTGAAAGTAGTTTGATTTTATCCGTCAACGAAGTTCTATATTCACCCAAAGTAACAAAACACTCATCAAAATTATTCTTATATTTAATTTGAGTAAGGATTGTTGAATATTCCTTTAAAGGTGCATAAAAGAGAACTGCATATCCTAGAAACATATTTGAAAGAGGAATAAATACATGATTATCTAATGATAAAGAAAAAGTGATTTGATGGTCATTTGAAGAACTCACCATTTCACTTCTTGCTTTAGTTTCTAAAGAGTCATAATCACTATCCCCATAATATGAAGAACTGCAATTCACATTTTCATATCGCTTAGGATCATTCTTATTTGTGGTTACTGTTCCATCCTTCAAAAGATAATAATTAACAATTGATTTATGGGTTTCATTTTCTTTCTTTGGATAGAATATAACTTTGTTAACTGAGTATTGGTCAGTATCAGTAATTTTTAAATCATGGATTGCCTTTAAGTCATGTCTTAATTTGGTAACCTTTGAAATCTCATCAATTATGATGTAGATTGCATAAAACCTACCTCTTAAGAATCCAACCTTGTACTTAACGATAATTCCATATGTTTTAGAGATTAACTCTATTAAATCTTTGATGTTGATAAGTGAATCATCACCATAAGACAATGTTCCACTTACCGATGCATTAACTGTAATATCTAGATAAGTTAGATTTTGTAAACTATCTGAATTGTTAATGAATGCTTGTTTAATCTTGTCTCTTAAAAGCAAACAAACATCACCTGTAAATGTCTCGATTGGAACATCAATATTAAATAGTTCTTTAAAATCCTGACATTGAACCTTATAAGTGCCATCAGTATTCTTTGTTAAAGATTCGATGATTCCTATGTAGTTTAAGTCTTTTTCTTTTAGAACTGCTAAGTCACCAATCTTGGCATTAAGTGATGCTTTATTTACTTTAAATGTCGATTTTTGAGAAACCACCATATCTATCACTAGTTCAAATTCGGTTGAGATATAAGCATTATCTCTATAACCTAATGTTTTTCTATCTAAAAATACAAGTTGCATACTAGTTTCCTAAATACCCTTCAATCATCGTAATAAAACATTTAGGAGTCGTGTCTGCATTAGGCTTGAACTCGATATCAAAGGTTCCTTTATCTAGAAAGATAAAATTCTCACAAGTGAAGTCTTGGTACTCATAAGCATTAAATGTAGTACCATCTTCAGTGATTTCTATTTTTTGATTCGTTGGATATGAATCAATTTCTATTTTTGCATTATCACTTTCATAGTAGATTTTGCATTTTGAAATAACAACACCATCTTTTTTAATTAAAATTTCAGGATTACAAAACGCTCCCTGAATAACTATTTTAAGAGGTGCTTTAGCATAGCCCTTATTCTCAATAGATACCGTACCCATATAAGTATCCGAATAAGTATAAGGATATGTGTATGAATAAATCTTGCCATCAGAATCAACATCAATAACGATTTCTTTTGTTGTTCTTTTGAACCAATAGCTAAGTTTCTTAATTGTTAATTCGCAAGAAAGAAAGCCATTAACTATTTGAGTTTTAGATAAAGAAACAATTTCACAATCGATATATCTTAAATCATCTGATTCATAGTAGAAATTTAAGGTTATAGAGTTTTCAACATAATTTAAGAAATCTTTATATCCTCTATATCCACCAATAAAAGCAAGATTCAATTTAATTTCCCCTAGTGGATTCTTCTCATTCAACTTTTTATAGAAGTTATCGTAATCAGAGAAATTTAAATCTTTTTCAAAACCAAGCCCAGAAACATCAGTAACTAAGGCTTGGTCTTTTTCATCGAAATAATAATATTCAAGTTTGTCATTAACTAGATAGAACTTTCTCATAGATAAGAACCTCCTAAAGCATTATTTAAAGAGTCGATATCAACTGTGCTGCTTGATGTATTTATTGTTATTTGGTTTGAAACATTATTGTTGGTTGTGTTATTTGATGTTGAATTACTGCCACCACCAATATTGAATGTATCTTTGAACCAATTTCCAATATCACCAAACAAATCTCCTAGCCATCCAAACGCACTATCAACCTTTTCTAATATCCATTTAATTGCATCAATAATCGCATTAAGAATATCTAAAATAGGTTTTAAGATTTGGAATAACACTTCTAGTACAGGGCAAATAACGGCTTGTATGATTTGTGCTATTACCTTTAGAATCGGTGACAAAGCTGAAATGATAGAGAATACTGCTTGTAACAAAACAAACAATGGTTGTAATAACGTATCAATTAGTGGCGATAAAAGTTCCATTACCATAGAAATAACATCAACAATAAGAACGATTACTTCTAAGATTGGTTCAAGTATTGCCATTATTATTTGAAGTACAGGTTCCAAAACATCACCGACAATTTCAATAATAGTTACAACCAAATCTATGATTACGCCTAAGATATCTCCTATGACTGAAATGATATCGATTACCACTCCAAGAACAGAATCAATAAGTTTAGTGATAACATCTATCACTTGTACCACCAAATTGATGATTAACTTAATGATAGACATGATTGGATCTAAAACCTTTTTAATAACATTTATTACAGGCACTAAAACATTAGTTAGTTCGTTGATTATGTCTTTTATTACAGGTATTAAATCCTTTATCAAATTGACTATGATTTCTATTACTTCAATAATTGGATCTAGAATTTGATTTATTAAATCAACTAGAACATTAACTATCTCGTTAATCAAATCAATAACTACTTCAATAATAGGCATTAAAGCTTCAACTATGCTTGAAATTAAGTCCATCAAAACATCAAGGACTTTTCCTAGTTCGTCAAAGATTGTTTTTAATAGCCCTCTAAACTTTTCATTTTGTAAAAGAATAACTGCAAGAACAGCTATTAACGCACCCCAACCAGCACTTGCCACTTTACTTGCTACATCAATTGTTTTAATTGTTGATATAACTGTTTTGAGCATTGGTATGAGTTTTCCAACAATGGTTAGAATTGGTCCGATTGCAGCTATAACACCTGTTGTAATTCCGATTATCTTTTTCATGCCACTTGATAGATTGCTCCACCATTCAATGGCTTTCTTTAGACTTGGAACTACTTTATTTAAAATCAAATCACATACTTTTGTTAGAATTGGCACTATCTCAACTGCAACAGCTGTTCCAACGCTTGATAAACTTTGTTTAACATAAGAAAGTTGATCAGTGAAATTTCCTGCTATTTCAGCCTCTTCATTAGTTACAATTCCTAACTCGTGTGTTTCTTCTCTTAGGTCTTTTATCTTATCTGATGTGGCACTTATAACTTGAGCCAGCTCACTACCTAACTTATCACCAAATATCTCATTGGCTAAAGCTGTCCTAGTAGATTCATCCCTAACATTTGATAAAGCATCTCTCAACTTTGTGAATGCTTGGTCAGTATCTAAACCAGATAAATCATCTAAAGTTAGTCCTAATTTATTTAAAGTTTCTTCAATGCTACTACCATTTCCATTAGCAATATCGCCTAATAAAGCATTAACTTTTACTAGGGCTTTTTGCATTGAATTTGAATCAACAGCCAAAATGTCACAAGCATGAGCCCATTCTTGATAAGCCTCTGCACTTAAATGAACCTTTGATGCATTGTCACCAATTTCATCAGCTGCGTTCATTGATTTAACTGTTAATGTCGTCAAAGCAGTAGCTGCCCCAATAATAGGAGCAGTCACATACTTTGTTAAACTTGAGCCAACCTTAGCTAGTTTGTCCCATTTTGCATTTCCTAAATCATCTATTTTTTTAGAAGTGTTTTTTAGTTCATTGTTAAGTTTTGAAACTTCAGCTTCAGTGTACATCACACCTCGCTTTAATTTATCAAACTCTTCTTCACTCAATGCACCAATTTGAACTGCTTTTTTGGCTTCTTCTAATTTTGCGTTTTGAGCAGATAATTTACTTTTGGTATCTTCTAAAATTGAATTTAAAGTAGATTGTTTCTTTTTCCAAAGTTCAACATTTGTTGAATCATACTTTAAGGAATTGTTAATGGCTTTTAAATCTTGTCCCTGACTTTTTAAATCGGAGTTTAGTTCTTTTAATTTGCTATCAAGTTCAGTTGTATCTAAACCTAATTTAATATTTAAACCTTTTACTGTCTCAGCCATATAACCACCTCCTTATAATAAAAATGAATCAATGTCTACTTGAGTAGCCCTCCTATTTCCTATTTCAGATTTATGTAGCATCTTACTTTGAATATCTAAAACCTCTAGATATGTAGAAATATCAAAAAGGTCGGCATCTCTAGGTGAAATGCCTAATTGAGCCAAGTTAAATATTATGTTTGCTGTAGGGCTATGGTTTTCACTTGACTCTTTACTAGGGAGAGACGTGGTTACCGTTTTGAACCTTAATTAACTCACCGATTGCTTTTGCTAATTCTTCTAGTGCTTTAGGATCACTAATAACTGAGAAATCCAAATCATCTAAGAATTGGTCATATGTTTTATCGGTGTATGGTCTATGAAGAACATAAGTGATTCTAAAAATAACATCGATAATTCTTGAGACTTCATCTTCTGCTTTGTCTTTCAAACTATCAATAATCTTTACATCACTAAATAATTCAGTGCCAAAAATCTCACGGTACTTAAGTACAGTTCCTAATGAAGATTTAAGTTTGTATTCTTTTCCTTGAATTGTTACGGTCTTTTCCATAATCTCACTCCTAACTAATTGTTGGTACTTCAGGTGCATCAGTTAAGAAATCTTCATAGTTAGAGCAACTTGAATCTGCACTAATCTTTAAGATTGAAACTGAACCTGCTTGAATAGGTCTTACTGTGATGTTCAATGTGATCGCATTAACTTCGATTGAATCAGCTTTAGTTTTGCTTGATTCACTGAATGGTGTAACAGTACATAAATAGAACCAAGTACGTCTTGCTTTTTCATCACCTTGAATTTCAAAACCTAATGCAAATGTCACTGTTGGTGCATCAGCTACTTCTACTAGGTTATTGGTAGTAGTAAGTTTCTTATAGCCAAGTACACTTGTTTTGAAACTTTCTGGAATGTCAGTTAATTTCAAAGTAATTGTTCTACCTGCTAACGAATTAACAGTTTGAATGATTTTGTCATCGGCATTAACATTTGTAGAACCACCAACAATATCAGTTGAAAATTCCTGTGCTCCAGGAAGTGCTACAGGTGTTGCGAATGAATAAGAACCATCAGTTCCTAATGTCGCAACTGAATAATGAGCATTTTTAAGCCCAAATGTAATTTTGTTTGCCATCTTATATTTCCTCCATGTAAATTTCATATACTCTATTAAGTGACTTATCTTCATTCCTAAATTCACTCAATAAAGAAAAAACTAGACTATTGTCTAGTAATGCCTTTTCAAGTTTAGATTCTAATTCAACATCTTTGCTTTTGGTAACCAGTGTAATTTGAACACTAGATTTATAAATCAGTGGTTTATCATCTTTGAAAGCCGATGGTCTTTTTGTCACCTCTTGATAAACAATAAATGGCATCGAGACATTATCTTCGTTATCATAAGCATTCGTTCCATAGAACACTTTATTCGGTAAGGCAGTATTCAAAATGGAGTAAAGAGTAGTTAGTTCCATTTATCTACCTCCATTTTTAATTATGTTTTTTATATCCTCTAACATTTGAGGAGTAAAAGTCTCATAAGCAGGACGCATAAAAGGTCTTGCTGCTACGAACTTTCCATTTCTATGTTTAAATCCAAGTTCGACTAAATGCACTAATCTTCCTTTTGTTTTTGAAGATATGAAAATAGTTTTATTTGCACCTTCGCCAACAACAGTTAAATCAAATGAATCTGATAAATGATTACTACCACCATTACTCTTTGGACAGTTTGTTTTAATGTAGTCTAGAATTTGATCGGCTGTTTTATCTAATCGAGATTCAATGTTGTTTAAAACATCTTCACTAAAATCGTTTATTAAATCAGTTAATCTAATACCAAGATTGTTGATGGATTCAGACATTTGAAACCTCAATATCACTTTTAGACAAATACAATTCTAAGAATTGTCCATTTTCAAATGTTCGTTCAATCTTATATAATTCATCATCTATTTTTACAAATTTTGAATTGTCATATAAGATGGATTGAATCACTACTTTTAGGTCAATATTTATTCCTAGTGATGTACTTGTTTGGTGTTCTGATCTTGTAATCGATTTTTTTGATCCAACGATTGTTTTGGAAGTTTTAATAACATTTCTTTTTGTGCCAATTGAGTCTTTTTCAGATTTAATAGTTAAAAGTGTGAGAGTTGTGTTTGGAGAGTTAGGAAACATGAGTCTCTTCCTCCCACGTTAATGCAAGTTGTCTAAGCAAGAAATCAAATGAATCAGGTAAAGTCTTAACACTTCCATCGTTTGTAAAACCATAAAAAGTCTTGCAGTAAA